GCCCCAGCGACTCTGTCCACCCCCGGTCCCTTGTTAAGGGATCTGTGCTCGGTTTATGAGAAAAGTGAAGTCTTCCGTCGGAGACAGAAACCTCGTTTATCCGAAAACCAATAACCTGCTTCTGGACCCTCACTCCCTTCAGAATAGTACCTTAGGCGCCTCAGATTTTCACTGATGTCTGCCCGGTAACGGTTGCTGCTTTGAAACCACGTGCGACGGAACTTCCCTTGATAATACGGGAAGGATATCACGCTAGGCGGTACACCATCAACTTCTGGATCGAAGGATGGGTCCAAAGCACTCTTGCTACTAACGAAGTAGCGTCTTTTGTCTCGCTCATCACGCATGGTTGCCAGATATTCATCAACTGACCAACCATCGTAATCTAGCCAAAACAAACCACCGCTTGAATATTCTGTAGTTAACCGCGGAATTGATTTCGCGGAAGGATATTGAGTACAGACCGTGCGACGTATGGTTTTTGCCACGGCGGGAAAGCCGTCAGCTTCAAACATATTCGCATATTCGATCCACGCAACGAGTGAACGCGCATGATCCGAATCGGTATTGTGCAGGTGCCGGAAAGGCAATCTAGTAGATAGCCGGCAGATAGGTGTGACATCCATACCGTCGTAGGCATCGACACCACATGATTCGCGAAACAGGCCCTTGGAAAAGGACTTAGCCTCGTTGATCTTAACCTTCAACTCTCCGAACACCTGAGAGATCAGGTCCCTATAGCCAACTGTGAATATGAGATCATCCCCATAGACCCACACCCTATTAACATCCATCTTATCGCGTAAAGAATCACGATCGCAGGCGAATTGAATAGTACTTCGCGCTACGGCCCAGAAAAATAGGGCTTCGACAGGAAAACAAAGTGCAGACCCCATAGGGGCGTACTTTCTGTTCTCAGCAAACAGTACTTCTCTCACACTCCCTTCTCCACCAGGAGCGTTATGCATGATCGTGGCACGCGTAAACCTAGACCTCAGGCTGTTAAGCAACCCAAGAATCTCAACGTCGTCAAAAGTATTGTCGACGTGCACCCGCGTCACCGAGTTGCTCGCCTCAGTTATATCAACCGTGGCGTACTTCCCGGTGCGGCTGGCCTCAAGGGCCAGCCGTTGATTCACCGTTTGGTCGTGAAAATTGACATGACCTTTGGTTAACGGGTGGCTTTCCAACCACGCATAGAGGGTATCGCGGAAGATCTGTTGAGGGAACATGTGTTCCTTCATTTCCAGATTTATCCCACGGGCCTTTTCTGCGTTCTTTGGTACGAATTCGAGTCTTCCGACTCCTCCGATGGCAAGATCGTATCTTTCTTTCCGACCGTAAGACGCAGTCGCAGAATCAACTGTCGCCTCGCCAGGAAGGTACAACATGTCTTCATACTCACCCAAAGATTTAAAATGCGGCGGAAAACCCATGAAATTAGTATACTTTTCATGCGGTTCACAGGGATAAGATACAGCACCAGTACCATGACGTGGTACAGCATCTAAGGGCTCAAATTGGTGCCCGTGTTCTCCCCACATGACGCTTCCTTCGTCATCCTCAAATACCCCAATATGATTATAGGGTTCAAAGACCTGGCGAATTGTGTCACGTACGTAGTCAAGTATTGGCGCATGCTCTGATTCGAGAAAGACGAGTAAGTCGTCGTACGAAAAAGTTTCTTCCGCATCAAACCTAAACGTCTCCCGGACCTGGGCTTCTATGACTTCCTTCGGAAGAGGGATCTCATATTTAGCGCCAAATGTCTGACAAATAGTAGATATTGCACGATACGCAAACTGTTGACGTTCCCTTCTAACGGGATCAGACTCATAAATTACAAAGCCTGCGTCATCTGAAAGGAATTGGACGAGATTACCGAGGAAACTCGGGTACGCCTTCTTCCATTTCTTAGCCTTGACTGTTTTAAAGCCAGGGCACAGCTGATAACGTCCTTCTTCCTGCGACTGTCTTACCCACTTGAGAAAACGAGGGAGTGTCTTGGCCAAAAAGCCAAATCCCTCATTGAGAGTACGATTTCTTATGCACTCAATATCTCTCTGTAGGTCGATGTCCAGGTAGATTTCGACTGCCTCAATATACTGTCGGAGCAAGGTCCACAGAACTCTAGTTTCTTCATCAAGCTCTGCAACTCTCATCCGTCTTTTAACCCCTACCGCTTGAGAAGCGGAGGCACTGCTCATTGGACATGACATAAATCAATTTCCTCTAAGTTAAGTGTCTTGTAGGGAACAGCATAGCTGTAGACCGAGCATTACTGCTCAATCAATGTCGATTTTACCACGGGCTATAAGAGCCCGAAACTCCGCAAAATCATTTGCAGAAAGGTAGGCATATTGGGCTTCGTACAGACGGACGCAGCGTTCTTCCGCGTCGCCATCGTTATACGGATGGTAAGCCGTAACGACGACTGTGTCCTTGCGAACAATCCCATCAATAACCGGCTCGTCCTTGATTGAACAAGTCGATCGGCGGCCATCATTTCCTGCAGCGGCGTGCGTTTTTATGAGGTGAGAAACACCTGATCCTGATAAATTGGTTGACGCACCAAAGGAGGCAGTTGCCAACTTGGTATCGCCACGATCCAATTGCTTTTTATAAGCGGGATCGGTGCCACCTTGATATGTACGCGCGGTTCCATCAACTGTAATACTAACATCAGCCATGATTCTACTCCTTATATATGGTAAATCCTCTATATTGAAGGACACAGGAATCGAGGAGGTATAATAGACCTGTGCGTAGCTCGCAGCGACCGATTCAGTTCGGCCAACGTTACGAGAGTAATTGTAGCAGGTAAGCTGAAGCATTCTGGGATTGGTTTTGGGATAAGTTAGATCTCATCCATCTCACCTTGTCTAACAAGTCAGTACCATGGACACCGGCTAACCGCTCATAGTGCGAAGTCGTCAAGCGACCCCGTCCACCCAAATGGCCATAAAGGCGAGGGCAGTAATCTATGTGATCAGTCTTTCGAATGATCTTAAGACCAACAGAGCTGTTAATGATCACCGGTTCCACACCAGCCATTGACTTGGTGCTAAACATCAGCTTTCCAAGTATTTTGTCAGTGTGGATAAAATAGTCAACTAACCAACTTAAAGGTGTTAATTCCCAAAGCACTTCTGGGGTTGGTACCATGTTGACCTGCCGTAATAATATAGCAAGCAACTTTTCAACAATACTACCGTTTAGCTGGGGCCTAAAATCAGTGCATGCTGTAATAGCCACGCTGGTTTTATCGACCCTCATCATCTCTTGAAACGGGGTTTGATCATAACACGGGACGTATCCCGGACAACCATATACCCCGGGCTGATAATGATTTAAATTACCAGCCGATGCTTCAAAAGACAACGTTTCACGTACATGGATAACCCGTCTACCCATTTTAAAATGAGAGAGATAGGTGTACATGGCAGCTATCAACTTGGTGATGTCCCGGATCGGCTGTTCAACGCCAAACCTTACCCCCAGAAGATCTGAGGAGAACTCACCTGTCTTCCTTCTGACCGCTTCATATGCGTCCCTATATCGGCGCTGAGCCCAAGGAGAACCCTTTCGGGTCTTCATGAGCTTCTTCGCTTGTTTTCGCATTGTGCGAAGGGAACGTAAAGCAAGTATCAGATGTCTGACATAGTCTTGAACAATAGCATATAGCCCAGCAACTTCGTGCAATTCAGCAAGAAACACTGTCATATCAGGCAGCGTATCCTGTGTGAGGCCGAATATTTCACTAATCCAGCGCTCAGCGACAAGCGTAAGCATGTCTTGCACGTCGGGCCGTTCAACGATTTGACTCAACTGTTCTACAGGTTGTGCATCGATTGCCCAATTGGTGTGGTCGAAGCACGATATGTCAGCACAAGTATTCTCTGACCTGCCGTTTTCAATAATTGGCTGGTAGTGATTCTTCTGGTGCCAGACATCCTTCCACGCGTAACGTGGAGACTTTCCATCATGCATTTCAGAATAATGGCCAGTCGTAAAGGTTGTTGTGTCAGTCCCGAGCAATGCTCCACCAGGATGATGCCAATACAGGCGTTCTCCAGTTTCGTACTGCCTAAGGTCGTTGATACGACAACGTGGCGGTAAAGCTCTATTCGGATCTAAAAGAAACATTTCCGACGAACCTCCTTTATGTGTGGGCATCCAAGCCCGCAACACTAGGACACCACATTAACGTAGAAAGGTATGAGCCAGTAAATGGCCGGGCCCCTCAG